GATCGCCTGACGTGCTGCTTCGGCATCTGCCTCGGCCGTACCGGGGATGCGCTTGGCGATCACTTCGTCATGCGGGGCGAACTCGTCCGCACGCTTGGCGCGGCGCATGTCGTGACCGATGGCCTTGGCCTTGTCGAGGTTGATGCGGATCACGGTGCATACTCCCAAGCAGCGCGGAAGGTGCGGTCGGACGGGATGTCATCGACCGATACGATCTTGTGGGGCTTGCCTTCTGGAACGTCCTTCGCGGCCAGAGCCTCGATGGAGTTCTCTGCAAGCCACTCGGGGGCGGGGACGATAACGGCAACGCCGCCTTCGTCGGTGGGGTAGATGATGCGGAGGTCGGTCATGTTGATGCCTTTTCTAACGCGGCGATGCGGGCTTCAAGCGCGTCGTTCTGCGTCTTCAGTTCCTGAACCGCGGCGACAAGGTGGACGACAATCTTGCTGTAGTCCACGCCCTGATAGAGAGGATTTCCGTTCTCATTGACGGCATCCTTCTCGCCACTGACGGCCATAGGAACATGCTCCGCAAGTTCATGCGCGATGAACCCTTCGCCGTAACTGCCGTCGTTGTTCCACCTATATGTGCATGGCTTGAGCAAGGAGACGACAGCAAGCGAACCAACCATTGGCTGAATGTCGTGCTTCAGGCGATAATCAGAGCTTGTGTTGTAGGCTGTCGTACTTCCGCTAGTGTTGATGGTACCTACTTCACCGTTTGGATTGACGAATATAATCTGGTTAGTGTTGGATGTGGTGTTTTGGTAAAATGCCGCATTGGCATTACCCGTTGTTTGGTAAGACACAAATATTGGGGTTTTGCCTGCTACAGTTCCGTTCGTGGTTCCGATTAGAAAATTGCCTGAAGCGTTGATGCGGGCACGTTCTGCAACCGTTCCGCTGACTCGCGTATTGATCGCCATATACGACGCCGTGCCTGTTCCATCAGCGCGGTCGAAGTCCAAGTACCCAAGCTGATACGCAACTCCCGAGTTGTCAGCGGAATAAAAATCCAACCGACCACGGTCCCCTGCACCAGACCCCGTATTGTTGGCCGTAAGTGTCATAATGCAGGAGGTCGCAGCACCCACCGCCAAATTAAGTCGGCCGGACGGCGACGACGTGCCGATGCCGACATTGCCGCTGCTGTTGATCCGCATGACTTCGGAGCCGCCTTCAGCAAAGGCAATCGTGTCCGTAGCCGGAAAAAACACGCCCGTGTTCGTGTCGGTGCCCTGCACGGCAGGAGTTCCCGCCGAGCCGTCCGTCCCGCTGATCCCGGTAGAGCCGTTGATGACGACAGGCATTTGATACCTCTAAACGACAGTCCAGACCGATCCAGAAGGCACGGTCACAGTGATGCCGGCATTGATCGTGATCGGTCCCGCAGACATCGCGTTCTGGCTCGCGCTGATCGTGTAGTCAGAGGATACCGTAGCGGCGTTCTCGATGAAAGGTGTCGATGCTCGCAGAACGGTCCCGCCAACGGGTGCCAGAGCCTGACCACCGCCCGTGACCGTGATCGCGTTCGCCACCGAGAACGTCGTGGCCCCCTGCACGAGGACTGTGTCGTCCTGTGTCGCGCCATTGACGAGTACGACAGTCGAGCCGTCCGTCGCAGTGAAGTCGGACGTGTTCGTAAGCTGCACGCCGTTTCGGAAGACGTAGACAAGCCCCGGCAGATACCCACCTGCTACGGTGAATGTCGTCTGCCCCGACGAAGCCGTGAACGTCTGGTTGACGTAGTTCGACCGGACGAAGGACGAGTCCCACGCCGTTCCGTTGAAGACCCACGCGATGGCGGTCGTCGGATCGACGTAGATTTGACCTGTCGTCGGTGAGGAGGGGAAGTTGATGGCCATCTGTTATCCCCTGTCAGCGGTGAACGGCGCAGAAAACAGGGTTCGCATCAGCCCAACTGTCGCCCGATAGAGACGTGCGAATGGTAAACGCCGAGGACGAACCGATGCTGATAAGGGCATGCTCGTCGCCCACGCCGCTGATGTCGCCCATGGCGTATGTCACGCAGTAGTTGGAATCCGGCATGGCCGTGGTCATGTTGATCGTGTACTGCCCTGCGCCAAGGTCCGTGATGCTTGAGACGTTGCCGCTTCCGTTGATAGTGGGGGTCGAGGTCTGACCGTTGAAGTTGATCCACGCGCGACAGCCGTAGGCCGTGGCAACGGAGCCGTAGCCGGAGTTAAACTTGAGGTTGCCAGAAGCGTCGAACTCGCCGACTTGAGTGCCGCCTTCCGTAAAGCCGATACGGTCGGCTCCGGGGGAGTAGATTCCTGTATTCAAATCGCCGGTAAACGTGACAGACGGAAGAGAAGCAGTTCCTGCAACGTGAACAATTTGCGCGTCACTGTTGATCCGCATGGCCTCCGTACCGCCCTCGGTGAAGGCGATGGTGTCAGCGGCAGGGAAGAAGATGCCTGTGTTGGTGTCGCCCGCAGGAATGATCGAAGGCGTCGAGGCAGACCCCGCAGGGAACGCTACAGCGCCCGTCACAGTCCCGCCCGTCAGCGGCAGATAGGCCGTGCTGCCCGCGAAGCTGTTCGCTACCACCCACTGCTGAGACGTGCCGTCATCGTAGTAGACGTACAACTGGCCGTCAGCCGAATCCCACCACAGGGTGCCGTCGACAGGAGACGCCGGAGCCGTGTCGGAGGTGACGATGGCTCCGCCGATGGATCCCCACGCCGTGCCGCTGTATCCCTCGAAAGCTCCGGTCGTCGTGTTGAACCGGAACATCCCCGTCGCGGGCGTTCCGGGGCGTTCCGCCGTAGTGCCGGACTGAAGCGTGGTGGCTCCCGTCCCGGAGAACGCGACCGACCCGTCCGAGGAGACGGAAATGGGAAGCTCTTGCGCCGCCCCGGTTCCCGCGCCCGCGGTGCGCCCGAGAACCTTCCCTTCAGCAAGCGTAAGGGTGTGCTCAGCATTCCAGTCGGAAGGGCGGACAAGTGACGTGTCCGCGCCGTCCGGGATGGACGAGACCTTGCTGTGGGTCAGAGAGACGGCCATGGATGAGCGCCTCAGGCAATACGGATGATGGCGTTGCTCGCATCAGCCGTGGGGAAGATGATCGTGAAGTCACCGGCCGTGGCCGTCTTGTCCGACCCGAAGTCGAGGATGATGACGGACGGGTTGGTGTAGGTGTGCGCCGGGGTGGTGTTGTAGATCATCGCACCACGGGCCGTGAACGAAGCAGACGACCACGTCTCGTCGGCGAAGTCCGTCAACGCGGTGGTGCCGCTGGACGAGGGGTTCACGTTCGCCAGAGCCTGACCGCCCGCGACGTAAGCCGAACCGGAGGTGTTGGTGATCTCGTTCGACGTGGTGTACGCCGTCGTAGCCGCCGTGAAGGAGGCCGAGTTGGTGTACAGGGCGATGTAGAAGATATCGCCGCCTGAGGCGCGGAAGTCGTGGACACCTTCAAGAAGCTGCTGCTTGAAGGAGGTACACATAAAGTTGCCGGTAAAAGCCATTACGGCCTCCTTAGAAGTTCAGCCAGAGCCGGGTGTCCGGCCTCGGTGATCGAGTTGCAGACGTTGGTCCTATCGCTTTGGATCGCCCTCTGCATGTATAGCAGAATGACGCGCTCCATACGATCCTTGAAAGCGAGAGCTTGTTCCCGCAAAGCGGGATGCGCGGTGTCGGAAACCTGAAGGATCCGATCCGTCGCGAGCTTGGCCCAGAACTCCGGAGAATGCCCGCCGTTCGACGTCGTCGCGACGTCGACGGACATGACGGTAGCCACGTTGGGATCTGTCCAAGACATCAGGTAGCCTTGATCCGGATGAGGCCGTCACGATAGGCGTCGATGTTCTCGCGGCCTTCGCCGAAGTTCTTCAGGCGCGTCATCGCCTCCGCGAACCGCTGATTGTAGAGGTTCAGCAGATCGGCGTCGCCCTTCATGTAGGTGTAGGCCTCGAAGAGCGTGCCGTACAGCAGGGCCTGCTCGGCGTTGTCGCCCAGCCACGACGTGCCCGTGTCGACGATGGACGCAGGCTTGTAATAGTAGTGCAGCTCGACCGAGTACGCCGCAGCGGGCGTGGGGGCGAGCAGGAAGTTGTTGATGTCGAACAGGGCGTAGTACTTCGGCACGCCCGTCGCCCCGGTCGGGTTGTACTCCTGAAGGTACTCGACGTCCTTGTTCAGCAGGAACAGGGTCGACCCGTTGGCCGTGACGCTCATCGAGAACGGGGACAGGAAGTCCGACGGCACCGCGAGGTACTTGTTGTTGATCGTCGTGTTCGCCGTCGAGTTCTTCCGGAAGACGTCCAGATCGACGGAGTACAGGAGACGCTCTTCGCAGTTGCGAATGAACGTATCGATGTTGTCGTTGAACGTCGTCTCGTCGTACTCGGTGAAGTCCTTCACCGCTTGAACGAGGGTGGCATAGGTCCAAGCCATCACGATCCTCCGATCTGCACCGTGACGATGCCGACTGACGTCACACCCTGTGTACTGATGTTCTGGATGAAGGGGAAGATTTCCTGTCCGACAGGAACATCCATAGGCTCGACACGATCAGGCCGCGGCTCGAACACGGCCTGCGGCTCCGGCGGCGGGTAGATCGGATCGAGCTGCGGGTGCTTGGCTTCCCAGCACTCCGGGCACGTCTTCAGGTTGTTCCACTCCTTTTTCAAGGAGGTGTACGGGTACTCCATCCCGCAGCGGTCGCAGACCGCAACCGAGTATGCCCCGCTCGCATAACGCGCCACGTTACACCACCCGGTAGAAGTTGCGGAGCGGCGTCAACTGAAGAGGAGCCCTGTCGCGGTCTTCCTGCGCGGCCCGCTCGAACTCCTCGTCATAGACGGCCTTGAGCAGAGCCGTGCGGTCCGGGGCCTTCTTCATCGAAATGTAGTAGGCGAGACCCGCAGCAAGGCAGGGGTAGAAACGGAAGGGGATCTGAAGCGTGTTCACGCCCGACGAGGCGTCGTCCAAGCGAACGAGCTTGTCGAGGATCAGGTAGTAGGTGGTGTCCGGCTTCGGCCACACCTTGATCGTGGGATTGATCTGGCGGTCGACGAAGTACTGGACCGGACGACCGATGCTCAGCTTATTCGGGATGTTGAGGTACTCGTCCCGGCTGATGCGGTCGACCGTCAGGTCGAACTGATTCTGAGTGCCGATGCCGTCCTGATCACGAACGACGACGGAAAGCACGTCAATGGTCGAAGCAGGCAGCGAGTAGCTGACGTTGTTCACGTTCAGCGTGATCGTCTCCTGCTCGATGGTCCACTGGTTGAGACCGCGGTTTGCCCACTCGGCAAGAAGGAGGTTAAGGCTCCGACGCGCCGTGCGCTGGTCGTAGCCGGTCCGAATCTCGATGCCGCAGCGCTCGAAGGCTTCTTCGATGTACTCTGCGACGTCGAGTTCGAAGGTCTTCGTGCCGGAAACGGCCATCGATCACTTCCTCTTCTTGGCGACCCCGGCCTCGCTGAGGGCGATGGCAATGGCCTGCTTCCTGCTTTTTACCACAGGACCCTTCTTGCCGGAATGGAGGGTGCCGGATTTGAACTCCCGCATCACCTTGCCGACCTTCTTCTGCGCCTTCGTCGGCTTCTTCATATCAGAACCCCTTCTTGCGGAACGGCTTCACCTTCTTGGCGACCGTCTTCGGCTGAGCCACGAACTGTTTGCCCGCCGCCTTCCCGGCCCGCTTGGCCCGAGTAGTGGCAGCATATTCCTGCGGCGACAAGGACTTGATCGCAGCCTCGGGCAGGTAGCGTTCTCCGGTGACACTCGAAGGCTTGCCGCTCTTCGTGCGCCACTTCTGTGCGGACCACGCCTTGAGAGAACGCTGAGGCGCTTTCATCAGTCCTTATAACCCCCGCCCTTGGCCTTGTACTGCTTGGCGAGAAGCTGAGCCTTGCGGGCGGACCACTGGCCCGCCGCAGTGCCTTGAACGGAGGAAGCCTTGATCTTCTCGAACAGGGTCTTCCGCATGCCGGGCTTGGTGTAGTTCCCGGCAGCGTTGACCTTGCTCTTGGATCCCGGCTTCTTCACTTCACGCCGCTCCGCTTGCAGCCCTTGACCATGCCGCCCGACTTCATGCCCATGGCCATCTTCTTACGGGGCGAGCACATCATGCCGCCCTTGGCCATCTTCATGACGGGCTTGGCCTTCGGCTTCTTGACCATGCCGCCTTTGGCGTAGCCCTCGGGCGTGCCCTCGTCGGCGAGGAAACGCTTCATGGACACGTCGGAGTCGGTCATCTTGACGCCGGCTTCGTAAGGCTTCGTGCCGCGCATCTTGCTGCCCATGCCCTTGAGAAGCTCAAGGTCACGAGACATCGCTTCTCCGGGGGTGAGACGGGGAAGGGGCTTCATGCCCTTGTCCGAGCGGGCCGGGGTGAGGTCTTCGAGGTCCTCGCCGCGTTCGACCATGTCGTTACGGCGACCCTGAGGGATCTCGTCGCGGACGGGCGGGAGAGGAACCCTACGGGTGGGGAGGTCTTCCCCAGCCATCTTGGTGGAGTAGGACTTGCCCCTCCACTCGAAGGTTTTCATCCCGGAATCGCGGGCCTCGCGGAAGGCGCTGTTGAACGACTTAGCCATTGGTGTGCCTCCTCAGCAGATCTTGCAGGGCTTGGAACGGGACTTCCCGTAACCACGGGGCATGACCATGCCGCCCTTGGCGTAGCCCTTCACCATGCCGCCCTTGGCGAAACCACCCGCGAGGTCCTCTTCGATGTCGGAGACCGCCTTCGATTTCGGAAGACCAAGGATCGATTCGGCATCGCGCATCGCCTTGAGACGAGCGGACTCGAACTCACGCATGGACGGGGGCGTCGGCTCAGGGCGACGGATGCTGCGACCCGTCGACATGGGCATCTCTCCGGGGAAGGGACCGGATTCGCCGTAGATGTCCTTCAGGGTCATGTTGGTGCCGCGAGCGAAACTTTCGTTACGGCCCTTCATCTTGTTGCCGGGCATGTCACTTCCCCTTCTTCGCAGCGGGCTTCTTGCCGACGCCGATGATCAGCATCATGCCTCCCTTGGCCATCTTCGGCTTCGACTTCTTGGCCATGCCGCCCTTTTTCATGCCCATGGGCATTTCGGTCATGGCGGCAGGGGCCTTCATGCCCGAAGCCATCTTCTTGCGCGGCGATTCGAGCATGGGAACCGAAGCCCCGGCACGTTCCATCTTGCGCATCTGCGAACGCTTGCGGCGACCGCCCGTCAGTTCCTTCATCATGCTTCCACGTCCCATCATGATTTGCCTCCAGTCAGGCGGTCGAGTTTTTCCTCAAGACGGTCGAACCGCTGGAGGATCCGGCTAAGGTCGTTGTGCAGATCGGCACGGGTCACGTAGTTCCCGGCGACATGTTCACGGGTTTCGGCGATGCTCTTCCAAACACGATCCACGGTTTCAGACTGCGCGTCTACCCGCTTGTTCACGTAGGAGAGAGCCCAAACGATGGGGGCGACCACCAAAGTCAGGACCATGTTCCAGAGGAACTCGAAACCCGGCGTGCTCATTTGAAACGGCTTCCCTTTGGCGGAGACTTTTTGGATCCACCGGGTCCGGCCCAAAGAACCTTCCGAGCCCAGTGGTTGGCGGAGAACTTGTCGTCCTTGCCGGAAATGCCGCCGCTGCGGGCAAGGTAGCTCTTACGGGCTGCGGCCGAGTAGTTGTGCCCCATCGAAGCGTCGCCGAAGTGGACGACCTTGATCTCGTCGCCCTTCTTGGCGAGGACCATCTTCTTCTTTTTGGGGTTCGTGCTTGCGCGGGGCTTGTTGAAACCGGGGTAAGTCACGCCGCGGTAGGTGACGCCGTTACCCGTGCGCTTCGCTGCGGTGACCTTGGCCATCAGGGCGTCCCCGCGTCGTTCTTGATCAGAAGGAGGACGAACAAGGACGAGCAGGCATTGTTGTTCCCGGTGCCGACCGCCTGAGCCTCGATCGTGGTCTTTTCAGGCACCACGAGGGGGTATTCGAAGGCGTAATCGGAAGCGCCGTTGTTCACCGTCGTGACGGCAGCGGTCATGCGGATGTTGTTCGTGCCGCGCGTCATCAGGCGACCCGTCACCGGACCCGTGCCGGAAGCCTGACCCGACGAGAACAGACCCTGCGACACGTAAGCGGTGTACCCGGCAGGAACCGTGTAGCTGCCCGTGATGCGCGAGTTGTAGTCGAACTGGATGACGTCGTAGACCGTAGCAGGTACGCCCGCCGTGACGGTGCCCGTGCCGAAGTAGATCGTGCCCGCAGCCGAGTTGCCCGAGCCCGCCGTAAGCACGTAGCAGTTGTTGATGTGCAGATACGACCGTGTCGTCGTCACCGCCGTCTGCCCATTCAGGGTGACGGTCTCGGTGATCGTGTTGTAGTTCGCGTCCAAGCCTTCGAGGTACACGGTCCGCGCACCCGTCCCCGCCGCGGTGTCAGCGGCGTTGTCCGAGCTGACGGACAACTGAAGTGCCGTAGCAGGGAATCCAAGAAGGCCCCCCTGCGGCCAAACGGTTTCGACCGACGTGTCGACGTCGGAGTTGTACCCGAAGACGGTGACCGCCCTGTGCCAAGAGATCTGGCCGCGGGAAACCTGAAGCTCCCACGGCTCATTTTTTCCTGTGCGCGTTACCGAAGAAGGCGCAACCATGGATCACCCGTAATTCTTGAGACACTCAAGGATGAGGGTGTAGCGGTCACCCGCAGTGGCTCCGACGGTGGTAAACGAAATGTCCCCCGTCTTTCCCGCACCCGCGTTGTTCTTCAGACCGCCGAAGTGGTTGAAGTCGAACGTGAAGAACTGGTCGGGACCAAGCGTCATGATGATGACGTCGGCCGTGGCATCCCAGAGGAGGTCCACGCCCATGCCGTCCGTGATCGCTTCGAGCTTCTCGATGTTCACGCTCGTACACGCGTTCCCCTGATAGGGGGTAAGCGTCGACACGTCGACTTTCACGACGGCACTTTCACCAGTGCCGTCGGAAATGTTCGTGAACTTGAGGATGGCCCGACGGGTGTCGTCGACCAGAACCTGCGTTGTTACTGCGTCAGCCATGTAGGCCTCCTATGAGGACGGAGGATTACGACGGCAGCAGGGGCAGGGTGTACCAATCGGTGGCGTCCCGAGCGATGACCATGAAGCAGACGTCGTCCACAACCGTCAGCGCCGCGTTGGCGGAGCCGTCGTTGATCTTGTCGCCGGTTGCCGGGTAGACCTTGAGGTCCGCGCCGGGGCCGACCTTGATGATGACGACCGTGCCCGCGACCGCCGCAGGGAGACGAACGCCCTTAACGTCGTCTGCGCCGGTGACGTAGTTGAAGCCGGACGAGAGGGCTCCAGCGTCACCCTGCGCGGAACCCGCAGCCGCAACCGTCGCAACGGGGAGAGTGACGTTGCCGGTCACGTTACCCGTAACGGCACCGATGAAGCCGTTCGTAGAGGTGACGGGACCCGAAAAAGTGGTCGAAGCCATTGCTTCCACTCCTGCACGATAGGGCCACGTAGTCTGTGCAGCGTCCGCCGGGACGGTCTACGTGACCGGATAACCCCGGTACTGCTGAAGTATCGCACGGGGGCCGGATAAAAGAAAGGCCCGCCGAAGCGGGCCTTCCAGTTTTCGGGGCGTAGGGAGGATTACGCGCCGGGGGAGCCGAAGATGGCGCGGAAGTCCGACCAGCCGAACGAGTAACGCTCACGCGCCTTGTAGCGCACGTTGCCCGTTTCGAAGTCGCCTTCCATCGCCGTCTTGATGGGCGAGCGCACGAAGTGCTTCAGGCCGTTGGGGGCGTCCGTCTTGATGAAGAACGCGTCCGGGTCCGTCAGGAAGTGGTTGACCACGTAGCCCTGAGGGAGCAGGCCCATCGACTTGATCGCATTGACGTCGTTGTCGGCGGTGCCGACGCGGAGGTCAGAGACGAGGATGCGCTCAGCCGTGAACTGGAGAGCCGACGGAACGATCAGCTTCATGCCGCGAAGGGCAATCTTCAGACCGCGTTCGTCGACGAACGCCGCGATATCGATGAGAGCCTGCTCAAGCGAGGTCTCATTGAGGTCCGCGGGGGTCGCCAGTTCGTTCGCGACGTTGCCGCCGCCAATGGTCGGATGCGCCGTCGAGAAGAGTTCGACGCCGTCGCCGCCTTTGTAGTTGCTGTCGAAGCCGTTGTTCAGGACCGCCGCAGCCTTCACCTGCTTGGTGTTGGCCATCGAACGAGCGAGAGCGCGGGTGTAGCGAGCCGAGAGGCGGTCGTAGAGGTTGTCTTCGACAGCTTCTTCGGTGATCGCGAACGCCAGAGCAATCGTCTCATGCGTGTAGCGAGCCGTGAAGGCTTCGTTGGCCTGATCATAAGCGACGGCAGCGCCTTCGCCTTTGACGGGAGCCTGACCAAACCCCGAAAGCATGACCTCTTCCTCGAACGCCCGATCCGAAGTCTCGGTGTCGAAGATTTCAGCATGCTCGTTGTCGTAACGGTCATACTCCAGACCGAAGAGAGCGTTGAGACCGGGCTCAAGCTCCTTCATCAACTGGGAACGAGTGATAGCCATCTGTCATGCCCTCCGTCAGATGCCTGCACCAGTACCGTTAGCATTGTAACGGTAGAAGTGGTTGTTGAGCATAACGATAGCCAGACGACCCGCAGCCGAAGCGTCATCGTTCGCAGGAGTGTCCTCGAAGCCGATGATGCGGAGGTTGAGAGTGTTCGTGGTGTTCGCCGTGGAGACCGCGAGTTCACCCGAGGAGATGCCCGTCGTCGCGTTGCCGGACGTGGCAGTCGCGAAGTTGGCATTGGCGTGAACGAGCGAGTTGGCCGCAGCCGCGTCGCAGTTGATCAGGAAGAGCTGATCAGGATGCGCAGCGATGAGAGCCGTGGCTTCCGTACCCGCCATAACAGCAGACGTACCCGGCCACTTGTTGGAGTAGGTGGGCTTGCCGTTGAGGTCGGTGTAGTTGCAGCCGATGAAGGCACCCAGAAGCGGGACCGTGCCACCGTTGGCGTTTCCGACGATGTCTACAAGACCGTTAGCCAACGGGATGACGGGGGTGCCTTCGTAGATGACCGAAGAAGTACCCGCAGTACCCGTAAGCTGGATGTTGTAGGTCGAAACGCCGTTGGTGTTGGCACCGCTACCGAGCATACGATACGGGCGGAGCCCGAAAGCAGCGTCGATGTTAGGCATTGTTTCGTTTCCTTGGTGATCCAGTTACTCACTCACCGGTGGAGCGAGATCCACCGAAAGTGACGCGACTCTGCCGCTCAGGCTTGCTGATCGGCATGGAGGGGTTGCTCTCTCGCATCAGATCGTTGTCCACCGCTTCAAGCTGATCGCGGGACTGACGACGATAGTACGAGTTGCGTTGGGCTTTGGTTTCAAGAGGAATACGGGCCAACACAAGCCCACCGACTGCGATGACACCGGCATGCTTGCCGTCCATCAGGGTGGGCAGATCCCAATCAGGATATTCCTCGGCGCGAACAAGCTCATAGCCTTCGCGGAGTCGTGCGGAGAGGTTCTTCCGGTCGTCGTGTCCACCGGCTTCCATCCGGATCCACCTGTGGGCGAATCCTTCGGGGGCGGTGGGGGCGTCCAACGTGGACGGCGGCTTCCACGTCTTGGGACGGGAAGACTTGGCGCGGGCCGTTTCAGAACGAGGCGTGCGATCCATGGTAGGTATCCTTACCTAGCGAGCTTCTGAACTTGCCGCGCATACTCTTCTACCGTGATACCGAGTTTGCGGGCAAGAGCAATTTGGCTGCTCGTGAGTTTGATCTGCTTCTTGCCGTTGTCGGGACGGGCCGACGGACGGGCGGAAGCTACGGCAGGAGCAGGCTTCGCAGGCTCCTTCTTCTCGAACTTGTGGGAGAACTCCTTGCGGATCCGCCGGTCAAGCTCGTCGTAATAGTCGTCGGACGAGGGGTCGTAGCCCTCCTGCTCGACGAGTACCTTGTGGTAGGCGAGGGCTGTGGCCGTCATGGCCTGATCCTCTCCGAACCACTCGTTGCGTTGCGCCCAGTCCTCGGCCTTGCGATCAGGCTTAGGAACCGAGGGGGTCTGCGGGGCAGGCTGCGGCGCGTACTGGGGCTGCGGCGCTTCCTTCTGAAGGCGGAACGTCTTGAGACGCTCTTCCTCGATGACGAGAGCCGCGATCTGCTTCTGTGCTTCGATCTGAGCGTCGACGTCGCCGCGATCCACAGCCGAGCGAAGCTTGTCGGCAGCCAGCTCTTGCTGGCTCTTCAGGCGTCCGTCGAACTCGGCTTCCCACGACTGGCTCAGGCTCGTCGTGCGAGTGCGGTAGTTGTCGACTTCGTTCTTAAGACTTTTGGCGTACTCGATTGCCGCCTGCTCGCGGCGTTCCGCCTCGCGCATCTTGAACGTCAGCTTGTCGATCCGCTTCTTCACGGAGTCGCTGAGGCTCGACAGATCATCGTCGGAAGCCTTTTCCTCCTTCTGAGGGGCTTCTTCCTTCGACTCCTCGCGGGGAGCTTCCGGTTCAGCCTTGGCCTCCGGCTCTTGGCCGTCGTCCTCGATGATCTCGATCTCGATTTCCTCGTTGTCCCTCTTCAGGACTTCGACTTCTTTGTCAGGCATGGATACCTCCATGTAAGCGCGGTCAGACGTTCAGGACGTCCGCAGGATCCGCGATGGTTGCGATGACTTCGTCGTCGTTGAGGATGCGGACTTCGCCGCCCTCGATCTTGAAGCGCGCTCCCGCGTACCGACCGAAGAGAATCCAGTCGCCCTTCTTGCACCACGGACCTGCGGTGAACTTCCCCTTGTCCGTGTAGCAGTCGGGACCGACCGCCAAGACGTAGCCGACCACGGTCGCCAAGGTCTGACGTTCGACATACTCATCAGGGAGGTGAACATTCCCCTTGGTGCGGCCCACTCCGCGGTAGGGGAGAACCAGAAGCCGCCATCCGGTAGGCTGAGGAAGCCTCTGGAGGACGGACAGAGAAAGCTTTTCCGGATCAAGGACCCGTTCCTCTGCGAGGATGTAAGCTTCTTCGAGGGGGCTTTTCGTCTCTTCTACGGCCGGGGCTTCCTTCTTCGCACCGACCTTTTTAGCAACGTGTTCAGGCAGGATGAGACTAGTCATCTTCCTCTGTTTCCCGTTTCAGCAGAGAGCGGATTTCTTGTTCCAGTTCCGACCACACTTCGTACTTCCCACGAAGGTGGCGGAAAGCCGCGAAGTCCTGAACCGCGCCCTCTGTCAACGCTTCAGTAACTACATCTCGCCGCTCGCGGATGATCTTAAGAATTTTTTCTGCGAAGAGAAGGTCCATGAGGCTTTCTTTCTCAAGGGGAGGACCCCGGCCCTATAAAAGGCCGGGGATAATGTTCAGCGAGAGACGAACTTCGTCCCACGGAGCATGGCTCCTTTGCCGCGGCATTCCATTTCACCGCGGGGCGCGGGAGGGATGGAAACGGAGGTGGTGGTCGCGAGGGGCACGGACCCCTGACCAACGATCATCTGAGAGGTTTCGACGGCGACGTTGCCGGGTTTGGTGCGCTTGTTGGGGTTCTGCATGGTGTTCCTCATACGTATTGGGGCCGGGACAGCGGCGAAGCCAGCGGGGAAGGCGATGGAGTAGCCGCAACGAAGGCGGGCGTGTATGCCGCGGCATACGACGAGGGGAAGGCGGGAGACGGAGTGACCGACGAAAGAGCCGCGATTCCGGAGGAGCGGGGGCTGAAGTCGGCGATGTTGTAGCTGACGGGGGCCACTTGAGAGGGGATCTCGGCGACCTGCACGGGGGCCATGGACAGGCCGGGGGACAGAGACGCGATGCCGATGGCGGGGGTCTCCGCTCCAAGGTCCTCGCCCGTAACCGACGGAGCTCCGGCAGGGAAGCCTCCGCCGTAGATGCCACTTGCAATGGCTCCGCCGATGGTCGGCTGTCCGGCCAAGGACAGGCCGAGGTTTGCAAGAGAGGCGACCTGCCCGATGCCGGGCACCATGCCGAGGCCGACGTTGATGCCCGCCGCGGTCACGTTCTCGCGGCTGAAGGTCTGATCGAGGTACGACCCGAGCTTCGAGGGACTGGAAAGGACGTCGGACAGGGTGACGTTCGCGACCTGAGATTCGGGCCGTCCGGTCGGAGGAGACGGAGCAGCGGGGGAAACGGAGGCGACCGATTCGGGGCGACCCGTGGGTGGGGACGGCGCAACGGCCGCAACTTCAACCGCCTCAGGACGACCCGTGGGCGGGGACGGAGCAACGGAAGCAGCCCTCGAAGCCTGCTGCGCCGCAGCAATCGTC